ACAGATAGGCTGGAACGATGACACAAACTACACCAAAGTAGACTATTATGGCACACATATTAGCACAGAAGGCTACCATTGGGATTTTAGCGGCGATTGCAACGATGATAACTGGGGTGTATTATACAACCCAGAAAGCACAAACATACAGATTCCAGGTTACTGGAAGATAGGTGACTATTTTGAAGACTGGACTGGAACCTACATAAAGGCTTCAAACTATAGCCACTATGATCCGGGTGATATAGAGATACGTGCAGAAGGTCCAGGCGGCGAAGCAGCTTATTACTTTGATCGTTACGGTGTATTGACTTTTGACTACGGTGACGGTGTTATGCAGAGCACAGGCTACTGGGCTGTAGGTGATTATCAGAACAATGACAGTTACACTTATATTGGAGCGTATGATAATGTAGCTCCGGGCGCATACGACATACAGATCGTAGCCGATGATACAGTTTGGTATTTCAACCGCGATGGTAGGATACAGTTACCAGTCGGTGGCGATATAGTTGATCATAACTATGTAAGCGTGCTTAACAAGGATATGCCACAGAACAAGGTCACATCAGGTGATGTTACATTGACATTAACTGATCGCGGTGGACATATCTATAACACAGGAACTGGTAATGTCAAGGTTCCAACTAATGCAAGCGTAGCTTTCCCGATCGGAACTGTGATAACTATTATTAGCGCAGATAATGCGTTTGCTGTACAGCCAGTTAGTAGCGGAACTACTACTATCATAGTAAGCAACAGTGGTCCAAGTGTTAGTGTTCCGATCCCAGCTAACACATACACTACTATGTTAAAGATTGACACTGATAGATGGATCATAGAGAGAGCTAGCTAATAGCGGTTTAGAGACAAGGAAACGAAAATGACAAAGAACGCCACAGTATGGATAAAAAGCGGTAGCTCAGACTGTTTAGCTGCTACAAAGGCCCTAAAAGCTCTAGGATACACTGTTGAAGAAAAGGCTCTAAAGAGTAAAGCAGATATAGATGCATTTAGAGCAGCTTATCCAGATGCAAAGACAGTTCCGTTAATAGTTATTGATGGAACTGTGCTAGGTGGATTAGACGCTATAGCTGGTCTACCAGAAGCAGTAGCAGCTAGAGCAGCTAGAGCATCAGTAGCAGGTGCGACTCCGCGTATGACTAAGGAACAATGGGCTGCTTCTAAAGAATCAACCCAAGCAGCTAAGAAACTAGCAGCCGTAGGCGATCCAGCAGCACGTAAGGCAGCTTGGGCAGCTAATCCTGCAAATCTAAAGCAAAATCCAACAGGAATACGAGCAGATCGACACGCAGCTAAACAAGCACAGATACAAGCTACTCTAGCACGACGTGCAGCAGCACAACCTGTTCCTCCAATGGCACCGGAAGGTTATCAGATTGCCGCACCAAAGACTGCATCTGTAGAAGAAAAGACTAGGCGCTTTACTGAATCAAAAGCAGCAAGAACAGCTAAGAAAGCCACAGCATTAGCTAGTATGGCCGAAGCAAGAGCAGCTAAAGTAGCAGCACTACACGCTAGATTTGGCACATCCCACTAAACACCTCTGCTGATACAGGGTCCAATAAATACCCTGTATCAAGAGGAACATTATGCAAACATTCAACGAAACACACGCCCGTACTACGGTTAAATCTGTAATCTATAGACTATTGTCAGTCTTGTTGGCGATCACACTAACATTAGCTTTTGGTGGAACACTAGATCAAGCACTCAAGTTTGGTATAGCTAGCCTGTTAGTTGGTATAGCTGTTTACTATATCTATGATAGGATTTGGATTAAGATCAGTTGGTTAAGAGACAGAGAAGGCAAAGATGCTAAGTTACGCAGTGCTGTTAAATCAGTATTATATAGGATAGTAGCTTGGTTAATAGTTGTAGCGTTTGCTAGGGCAATGTGGGCTCCTAGTGATCTAACAGCAGCATTGATGGCTACAGCACAGTTCTTATTAAATCTCCTAGTTTATTTTGTTAGTGAACGTATATGGAATATCATCCCTTGGGGCAAGTTAATAATAGATGAACCGATAAATACAATATGAGCCAGTTAGACGACGCTAAACAACAAGTTTATGATTATGTTAATGCCATGCTAGGCGGCGGAATGGTTGATATTGATCTTGATCCGATACATTATCAAACCGCATTAGATCGCGCTTTAAACAAATATAGGCAGCGAGGAGATAGTTCAGTTGAGGAAAGTTATATGTTTCTTACACTTGAACTCAACACAAATACATATACTTTACCAAAAGAAGTTATAAGCGTTAGACAGTTATTTCGTCGTAGTATTGGTTCACGAACTGGTGGCGGAGACGGCGGTACATTATTTGAGCCATTTAATATGGCTTATACTAATACCTATCTGTTATCGAGTTCTAATATGGGCGGCTTAGCTACATATGAAATGTTTGCACAGTATCAAGAAATGGTTGGTCGTATGTTTGGTAGTTTTATTAACTATAACTATAACCAAAGTACACGTAAACTAACAATATTACAACGTCCTCAGGCACAGGAACAAATATTAATATGGACTTACAACTATCGTCCTGATTTTACAATACTTGCTGATGTTTATGCAAATCAGTGGATTAAAGATTATACATTAGCTAACTGTAAGTTAATGATAGGGGAAGCTCGAGAAAAGTTTAGTCAAATAGCCGGACCACAGGGTGGAAGTAGCATGAACGGAACTTCTTTAAAAAACGAAGCTAAAGAAATGATAACACAACTTGAAGCAGAACTAATGCAGCAAGTAACAGGCGGCCAAGGTTACACCTTCATAATCGGATAAATAAGAGTACGGTTCGCGGGATTGCCGTCCCCAACCGTTCTAATGCTAAAGGGAGCATCAGCTATGAATACTTATTATGTTTATGCCTATATTAGGTATAAAAGTTCTTCAACTGCTATCGCAGGAACTCCATATTATATTGGAAAAGGAAAAGAAGATCGAGCATGGTCTTCTAATCACAATGTAAATCTTCCTAAATATAAATCTTTAATTGTAATATTAGAAAATAACTTAACTGAAGTAGGAGCTCTGGCTTTAGAAAGACGTTATATTCGATGGTGGGGAAGAAAAGATACTAATACAGGAATATTAGAAAATAAGACAGACGGAGGGGATGGTGGTACTGGTAATGTTCCAACCGCTGAGATGCGAAGAAAAATGTCAGAGGCGTCAAAAGGAAAACCTAAATCAGAAAAACATAGGTTAAGTTTGTCCAAAGCTAATAAAAATAAAAGACCTGAAGATAATAGCATGTATGGAAAGAAGCATACAGCAGAAACAAAGAATAAAATTAAGCTAGCACGAGCCAAGCAAAATATATCAGATTTAACTCGAAAGAAAATGAGTGAATCACAAAAAGAAAGATATCGTCTAAAGAAAAATAATGACTTTTAATATTACTCTTGTTATAATATTAAAAGATGGAGAAATAAATTGATTATTGGCGTTTGCGGATTAATCGGAAGTGGTAAAGGAACCGTTTCAGATATATTAGTTGAAGATTTCAACTTTGCAAAAATCAGTTTCGCTGATAGTTTAAAGGATGCGATATCTGTCATATTCAGTTGGGATCGAAAGTTACTTGAAGGTGATACAGATGAAAGTAGATCTTGGCGAGAACAAGTTGATCCTTGGTGGGCAAATCGTTTAGGTATACAAGATCTAACCCCTCGTTTAATATTACAACAGTGGGGAACTGAAGTATGTCGATCAAGTTTCCATTCTGATATATGGATCGCAAGTGTAGAACGTAAGATAGAAAAAGACAAGAACTACGTTATTCCAGACACAAGGTTTCCTAATGAGATTGATCTAATCAAAAAGATCGGTGGGGAAATATGGTGTGTTAAACGTGGGCCCGATCCTAAGTGGTTTGTACAATATCAGTTAGGGGGTTCACCGCCGAATCATATTCATTCTAGTGAATGGGAATGGGCTAGATCTAAGTTTGATAAAACTCTAGAAAATAACGGAACTCTTGAAAATCTTAAAAATCTGGTTCAAGGTCACCTCGTTTAATTTCTAACCTATTAAAAACTTTAACAGCTCCTTCGCAATTTAAACAGATAGTTCTAAATACTTCTGATATGTTATACACAGTTAGCTGTTCTTTAAACTTAGGAATAAAACCACAAGATTCACATTTTGATTTTTTCTTGTAACCATTTTTAACCCATGTGGGTATTTGTTCTTTAGATTGTAAAGTTATACAAGGATCACAAAGTGTCCTATAATATATCTTATTATTTTTTTTATAGTTAATAGCACGTAAGTTAATCTTACATTTATTACATGTTAATCTTTCAGACATTGTATATTTATCACCTTTTTCTACCTTTAAATAAGTAGAAGCACCTTTTAATCACCTTTTATTTTGATAGAACTGGTTTTTTTAACAGTTATAACTAAATAATATTAGAATCTGTGATTTCATACAGGAGATTAAACAATGGCTTTAGTATCACCAGGCGTAGAAGTACAAGTAATTGACGAAAGTTTCTATGTTCCAGCGGAACCAGGAACACGCCCACTTTTATTCGTAGTATCCCAAGAAAATAAATCAAATAGTTCAGGAACAGGAATAGCTGTCGGAACACTTCAAGCAAATGCTGGAATACCATATCTTATAACTAGTCAAAGAGAACTAGCTAACACATTTGGTAATCCATTATTTTATAAAGATGCTAGCCAGAATCCAATACATGGTGGTGAGCTAAATGAATATGGTTTACAGGCAGCTTATAGTTTCCTAGGAGTAAGCAACTCAGCTTATGTAGTTAGAGCAGATTTAGATATGTCTCAACTTATTCCTGTAGATGTAGCACCAAGTTCAACTCCACCAGATGGAAAGTATTGGCTTGATACACAGATTTCACGTTTTGGTGTTTTTGAATGGAACGGCGATGCTCCTACAGTAAAAGGTGGTCAAAAGTTTACAAATATGATTCCTCTTGTTATTACAGATGTAACAAAGCTCGACGAACTAACTGGTTCACCATTAGGATCAATTGGAGCTATTGGTTCTTATGCTGTTGTTGCAGTAACTACACTAAACAAACTATATTACAAGAACAATATGGGACTTTGGGTAGAAGTTGGATCTTCAGATTGGTATATGAGTTGGCCAGTTACACGTGGTGGAAAAAGCAATCCTACAATAACAATGGATACAGGCGGAGATACAGCTGATTCAAGTTTAATTATTAACGGTATTGAAGTTAGATCAAGCGGAACTACACTAGACTCACTAGCAGGTGACATTAATGATGCAAATATACGCGGAGTTACTGCTGATGTTGTAAACTCAAGAATTGAGATTTATAGCGACGGAGCTACTGATTCTTCTCAAGATGATAGTTCACTATCTAATGCAATAGTTCTTGCGCACGGAGCTGGCAACCTAGTTGCTACAACTGTTGCTGCAAGTGCTAGTGGATTAGTAGTAGGAACATATTACAGTCCAGCACTTAGCATTAGTCCACATACACAGATTCCACGTTGGAAGCAGAGAGATTTATCACCTCTAGGACGTCCAACTGGTAGCATTTGGGTTAAAACAACCGATGTTGGGTTAGGCGCTCGTTGGAGAGTTAAGGAATGGAGTGCTGCAATCTCCGATTGGATAAATGTTAACGCACCTCTTTATTCAAATAATGCTACTGCAATATTTGGTCTTGATGTTAGTGGCGGCGGAAAAAATATCGCAGCAGGAACACTCTATGTACAGTATAACTTAGGGGAGTTTGATGCATCTGATCCGGACATGCTAAAACAAGCAGATTTTAAGATCTTCCGTAGAGAGCGTCCAGATCCAACCACAGTTATGAGTGTTCCTTTAGCACATGATACATTTACACAAGGAAGAGTTTATAACTTCACTCTAGCAGAAACAATCCCTGCACAATCACATATAGATCCAGATAAGATGATCGAAATAACAGCAGATGGTGCATTAAGCGATATCGAAATGATTGCTTCTGCTATCAATGCTGCTGGATTTAAACACATTGTAGCAAGTATCGATGCTAGACATAGAATAATAATCAGCCATGAGCTAGGCGGTGATATGCATTTTGGTATGGGCGATCAAGATCCAGAACATCCATTACTATTAGATTTAATGGGTTTTGTTGCGTTCAATGTCGATACAAACTCAGGAACTGTAAATCTATATGCAGCAGCACCTGGAGATGAAGGACATGCTTATATCGGAACTAACTGGAAGCCATTAAAGTATACTGCTTCTCCTACTGCTCCAAATGATATCCCAGAAAACGGAAGACTTTGGTTTAACTCAATATTAGATCAAGTTGATATTATGATCCACAATGGGACAAAATGGGTAGGATATCTAGATCCAACTGCTCCTTATTATGAATCAGATGTTGAATTCCAAACTGATCCAGCAGGTCCATTAGTAAGTGCAACTAAGCCAACTGTACAATCAGATGGTACAACACTACGAAATGGTGACCTATGGATTAACTCAGGAAACTATGAATCATATCCAGATCTTTATAAGTGGGATGGATACAATCTAAAGTGGGTATCAATTGATGTAACTGATCAAATATCAGACGAAGGTGTTATATTTGCTGATGCTCGCTATAACACTGATGGTGAAAATAGTGGTTCACCAGGTGATATAACTGACTTACTATACAGCAACTTTATAGATTTTGATGCTCCAGATCCTGCTCTTTATCCACGTGGTATGCTACTTTTCAATACACGTCGTAGCGGAAATAACGTAAAGAGATATGTAAGAAACTATATTGACCTAAATGCAGATAATATTCGTATGCAGGGTGAATCAATGGATACTTATTATCCAGATCGTTGGGTTAACGAGAGTGGAAATGCTGAAGACGGAAGTGGCTTATTTGGAAGAAAAGCACAGCGTAAAGTTGTAGTACAACGTCTTGCAGGATTGATTAATAGTAATCAGCTAATACGTGATGTTGATTCTAGGACATTTAATCTTATTGCAGCACCTGGATATTGTGAAGTTATCCAAGAAATGGTTGCATTTAATATTGATCGTCACCAGACAGCATTTATTATTGGCGATACACCATTCCGTCTAACACCAGACGCAACTACACTAAGCGATTGGGGAAATAATACCGCAATAGCAGCAAATAACGGTGAGAATGCACTAGTAACTTATGATGATTATCTAGGTGTATATTATCCAAGTGGATATACAACAGATAACTTCGGAAACAATATCGTTGTTCCTGCAAGTCATATGGTACTAAGAACAATAGCACTTAGTGATGGGGTAAGTTATCCATGGTTTGCTCCTGCAGGTCTACGACGCGGTGTTGTTAATAACGCAAGCTCAGTTGGTTATGTTAGTGTTGCAGATGGCGAGTTTAATCCAATAGCACTTAACGAAGGACAGAGAGATACTCTTTATTCAGTTAATATTAATCCTATAACATACTTAACTGGATCAGGAATCGTTGTATTTGGCCAAAAGACAAGAGCACCTGTTGCTAGCGCACTTGATCGTGTAAATGTTGCAAGACTAATATGCTACCTACGCAGTCAGCTTAATAAGCTTGCAACGCCTTATCTATTCGAACCAAACGATAAGATCACAAGAGACGAGATAAAGGCTTCAGCAGAAAGTATGTTGCTTGAGTTAGTAAGTCAACGTGCTCTTTATGATTATCTAGTAGTATGCGATACAAGCAATAATACACCAAGTAGAATTGATCGTAATGAGCTATATGTAGATATTGCTATCGAACCAGTGAAGGCTGTTGAGTTCATCTATATACCAATAAGAATATTAAACACAGGTGGTATTGGAGCTCTCGCAGGAAGATAATAAAATAAAGCTGGGTATAAAACCCCAGCTTTACACATAGACTTAAAAAGTTATAAATACTAATAGAATTAGGAGTATAAGAATGGCAATCTCAACTTTAGCAAAACTTACAGTACCTTTGGCAACGGATCAAAGTCCTAGTAACCAAGCATTGCTCATGCCAAAGCTACAGTATCGTTTTAGAGTAACATTAGAAAATTTCGGAATCACAAAGCCTGCTACAGAACTCACAAAGCAAGTAATAGATATTTCTCGCCCAAATATTGAGTTTGATCAGATCACTGTAGACATTTACAATTCAAAAGTATTCCTAGCTGGCAAGCATACTTGGCAACCAATCACACTCAATCTTCGTGAGGATGCAAATGGTAATGTACAGCAACTAGTTGGTGAACAGCTACAGAAGCAGTTTGATTTCTACGAACAAGCATCTGCTTCATCTGCAATGGATTATAAGTTCCTTACTAGAGTTGAGATACTCGACGGCGGTAACGGACAGTTTGAACCAATAGTATTGGAAACATGGGAACTTTATGGTTGCTATGTAAAGAGCGCAAACTACAATCAACTAGCTTATAGCGCAAACGAAGTAGTAACTGTACAGTTAAGCATTCAATATGATAATGCGCTACAGAGCCCACAAGGAACTGGTGTCGGTACAAATGTTGGTCGTACATTAGGTACAATGGCTATTGGTACTGGTTAATAACATATAAGAATATAAAGCCATTCTTTTTAAAGAAAGACCAGCCTAAAACCTGGTCTTTTTTTATTAGATAAATATTAGATAAATGTTCCATTAAGGATTACAATATGGCAACTCAAGATATACCATTAACACAAGATCCAACTGTTTCTGCTCCAACCCAGACTGGAAAAAATCCTACAGTTAGAGATTGGAAACATGCTTCTAGAGTATTTGTTGATGGTACATATGATCGAGCCCCTAGAAATAAGTTTCTTTATTATGTAGTCTTTAATATTAATACTAACTCACCCTATTCTTCGGTATTTAGAAATAAGTTTGGATCAGAACTTAACTATCTAGTAAAAACAGCAGATTTACCAAAATACGAATTAAATTCTGAACTACTAAATCAATACAATCGTAAAACAAATGTTTATAGTAAAATAACATATCAACCAGTAACAATAAAGATACATGATGATAATCATGGCACTAGTAATGAAATGTGGAATGCATATTATAGACATTATTTCCAAGATCAAAACTATACTTTTGATTCTACAGTATCGCCAGCACCATTTAAAAAAACAACATATAAAGGAACTCCGGGATTTTTATATGGGTTTGCCGGAGCACCTGTTGAGCCATTCTTTGATAGTATACAACTAATAACAATGACTAAAAGAACATTCCAAAGTTATCTTCTTTGTAATCCTAAGATTACAGAATGGCAACACGATACAATGGACTATAGTGAAAATAGTGGAGTTGTGGAAAATACGATGATAATAGCATACGATGCTGTTATATATCGTTCAGGAAATGTTATAAAAGATGATCCAACAGGATTTGCTACTTTACATTATGATCAAGGACCTAGTCCTATAGCAGGATCTACAACAACTCCGACACAGCAATCAAATCAAGATTTAAATCCTTTACTAAATGTTAAACAAGGATCTTTTTTAACACCGCCTGTAAATACTGTTAATAGTTCATTAGCTGGATCAGCCGATCCAGCTATACAACAGCTAATAGCAGGCTCTTCAACGACACCTAATACAATATATAATACTGGTGGAATACAGAATATAGATTTTGGCGCATTAAATGCATTAAATGGTACAACAGCAGGTACAGTATTATCAGCATTGGGTCCTATTGGAACGGTTGCTCCGATAATATCAAATGTTATAAATGCAAACGGAGGAATATCCGGAACAGCAAATGCTATTAGTGGTTTATTTAATGCACTAACAGGTAATGGAGCAGGTAGTGATTCAGCCGGAGCACCGGTAATATCTCAAAATAGCAATATTAATGGCTATTTTGGTTCTCAAGGAACTACAGGTGCAGGGACATCCGGAAACACACAAAGCGATTCATCTAGCACAGGCGGTGTTACTCCTAACTATAATTCAACACTAACATCTAGCCCGAATGCTGCAATATTAGCAGCTATTCAAAGTAAAGAATCAAGTGGAAACTATAATGCACAAAATCCAACTTCTTCGGCTTCAGGAGCATATCAGTATATTGATAGCAAATGGCAAGAACAAGCTAATGCAGCTGGTATTGACATTAGTCAATACGGGCCTCATGCTAAAGACGCACCACCAGAAGTACAAGATGCAGTTGCTAGTCATAACATTGATACGATTCTAAAACAAACAGGCGGAGATGTTTCTAAAATACCCGTAGTATGGCTCACTGGAAATGTTAACGGGCAAAGCAAATATGTTACTCCTCAACAGGTAGCTGAATATCAACAAAGCTGGTTAAAAAACTATGATAAGATATCAAGTCAACCACCTAATGATCCTAATCAAACTCCTCCTACTGATGCAAATGTACCAACTCCTCCATCTAGACCTACTGGAGATGAACTAGCAGCACTAGGCGGAACATCAAGAGAAAACTCTACAGATCCACCACCAGATACTCCAGTTGCTGCAACTGATCCAGCAGGTCAAACTGTAGCAGCTACTAATGTAGATACAACAGCTAATCCACAAGAAACATATCAGCCTGATACAACCACAACTGATGTAGCAGCTAGCGAGTCACCTCCTAGCGAAGATTTTTATGCAGATATTTAATATAGGAAAAAATATATGACTACTAACTATTCAAATCTACCATCATCTACCTCGAATATAGATAGTGCAACAAGTACAAAAAACTTTTTTGATACCTATTATCAAAAAAGTATTTCCTTCCCAACCGCAGCTATTGATTCAACGATTGCTTATTTTACTTCTAGAGGATTTGATCTTAGTGCAGCAAATACAATAGCAGGAACATTATTGAAACAAGCAAATATAGAGAAACTAGATGTTTTTCAGTTGTTAGACACTATGAACGGATTAAATGAATTACAACTTAGTCGTGTGGTAAGTGAGATATTAAACTACAGTAGATTAAAAACAAGTATACTTGGATACAAAGTTGATAACTCTACTTTAAATCAATATGAGATTAGGAATATAATGGCTTAATGGGAAAGTTTGCTCAGGGTAAGTTTCAACCTAAAAATCCGGAAAAATATGTAGGATTAAAAACTCCAACATACAGATCAAGCTGGGAACATATGTTTATGAGGACCTGTGATGAACATCCTAGTATATTAAACTGGGCCAGCGAAGCTATGAAAATACCTTATAGAGATCCAACTACTGGAAAATCAACAGTTTATGTTCCAGATTTTTTTATTTTATATATAGACAAAGACGGAAAAAAACACGCAGAAGTAATAGAAATAAAACCAAGCAATCATCAGCTTTTAGAAAAAGTAGGAAAAAATAAAGTCAATCAATATCAATATATTAAAAACATAGCTAAGTGGGAAGCTGCACACGACTGGTGTAAGCAAAAAGGATTAAAATTTAGAGTAATGAATGAAAATGATTTGTTTCACCAAGGCAGAAAAAGATAATAAGTAATAATATGAATACTAAACTTGAAGAACTATTAAATCTCCCAGAACACAAACAATCAATGAAAGAGATTGAAAAAGAAATTAAAACTGCTTCTCGAGAAATCGCAAAACAGGAAGAAATCGAAATGACATTGCAACAGTTTGATAAGGTAGCATTTGCATTACCGGCAGTTGATGGTCTAGGAGCAACTAGTGATAGAGAGTTTGATGATCTAGCAGATAAAGCAACAAAAGCCTATGAAGATTTGATGGATTTAGGAATGAATGTTGAAGCTAGATATAGCAGTAAGATTTTTGAAACTGCTGCCGGAATGTTAAAAAATGCCATAGATGCTAAAGCAGCCAAGATAGACAAGAAACTTAGGATAGTAGAGCTACAACTGAAAAAACAAAAGTTAGATGATGATAAACGTACTGGAAATGAAGATACTATTGATATGACTGACTTTGTTATAAGTGATAGAAATAGTCTTTTAGAAAAACTGAAAAAGATAGATAAATAGTTTGTAGGATCTTATCGCAATGAAAAACTTTAAAGAATATCTATTTGAAAACAAAAAGACATACGATTTTAAAATTAAAGTCGCAGGGAATCTTCCTGAAAAGTTTGAGTCTACTTTAAAGACAATATTAGAAAAATATGGTGTAGCTAATATGTCTAAGTCTAGTACTCCTGTTCAAAAGCTTCCGTTAGATTTTCCAAATTTAAATGCACTTGAAGTACACATTTTTGAAGTTAATCTAGATTATCCAGTTATTTCTCCTGTTCTATCGCAATATATAGTAGAAAAGACTGGCGTTGATAAGAGCCATCTTGTTATACGTTCTCCCAATGAACCAACTGAAGGATATCAAGAGGAATCTAAAGATGGTGCATATGTTGTTAAGTTAACATCTGAAATGGAACAAGCTGATCCTAAAGCACAGGATTTAGTAGGCGAAAAACATATGATGAGTTTCTTAAAAACACTTAGTAAAGAGTCACATGCAGGAACTCAATATAAAGGAATAAATGACGATATATTAGCAAAAGCTCCGCCTGTATCAGCAAAGCAAGAAGAAATGTCAACTGAATCAGCTGACGCTAAAAGTATACTTGCTAGTAAGAAAGTTTCAGCACCAAGAGGAATGAGATAATGAATACTATATTAGAAACATTAAAGATGATAGATAAAGCCGATGCTCCTAAAAATAGTAAGCTAAATGAAAGTGTTTCTCTTAATATCAGTGCTACAGGAGACGGTCCAAACGATGTAGTTGACATGATGAGCAAGATAATGAACTTAACTGGAATGAAACCAGTTACTAATGATATGATGCCAAAAGTATCAAACCTACCAATGGTAAAAACTATCGCAGATGTTGGTGGATATGCTGACGAAGCTGCCCGTGCATATGCAGATGAAGTTGGAGAAGATATCACTGACGAAGCATTTGCTAATGAACCAGAAGAAGAATATCAAGATTCAGATTTCATGAACAATGAACTAGCAGGTGGCTTAAATCGTCCGAAGAAAACATATCCTAAGGTTTCTAAAGCTGATAACCCAATGCAACCTGTAGCTGAGCAGATTGCTACTAGGTTAATGACTGAATATAATATATTCAAATCTAGTTAATAAAAACTATAAATACCTTCATGAGTAGAAGTCTTGAAGGCGTTCTTGTTAAAAAAGCAAATAAAAAAGAACGATATACTGAACAGCAAATAGAACAGCTTATAGCTTGTATGGATCCAGTTACTGGACCATTTTATTTCATGAGCAACTTTTTCTTTATACAACATCCTGTTAAAGGAAAGTTGTTATTTGAACCTTATGATTATCAATCTCGATTAGTTGCAAGCTATCACAATCATCGATTTAATATAAACATGCTTCCTAGACAGAGTGGTAAAACTACCTGTGCTGCCGGATACTTATTATGGTATGCTATGTTTAATCCAGATACTACTGTATTAATCGCAGCACACAAGTATACTGGTGCACAGGAAATTATGACGAGAGTAAGATATGCCTATGAACTCTGTCCTGATCACATACGATGTGGAGTTACTAGTTATAATAAAGGTAGTATAGAGTTTGATAACGGTAGTCGAATAGTATCAGCTACTACTACATCAAATACCGGCCGCGGTATGGCTATATCACTGTTATATTGCGACGAGTTTGCATTCGTAGCACCTAATATAGCTACTGAATTCTGGACTTCTATATCACCTACATTAGCAACTGGTGGTAGAGCAATTATTACTAGTACTCCAAATAGTGACGAAGATCAGTTTGCTTTAATTTGGAGCGAAGCAAATAAAAAGTTTGACGAGTTTGGAAATGAATCAGATCTCGGAATTAATGGCTTTTATGGATTTCGTGCTGAATGGCACGAACACCCCGATAGAGATGAAAAATGGAAAGAAGCTGAAACTGGAAGAATTGGTGAAGAACGCTTCCGTCGTGAATATGGATGCGAATTCTTAGTTTATGACGAAACGCTTATTAATAGTATAACATTGTCAACATTACAAGGTGTTGAACCTTCTGAAAGATTGGGACAAGTAAGATGGTATAAAAAGATCAATCCAATGGCTACGTATCTAGTAGCATTAGATCCTAGTTTAGGGACTGGTGGAGATAATGCAGCATTGGAGATATTTGAAATACCATCATTTGATCAAGTAGCTGAGTGGCAACATAACACAACACCAATGAATAGTCAAATAAAAATATTAAAGGATATAACAACCTATATATCATCAAATGGTAGCCCTCAGTTATATTGGTCCATAGAAAATAATACCATAGGTGAAGCAGCATTAATGTCTATTAGAGATATAGGGGAAGAACATATTCCAGGATTATTCCTAAGTGAACCTATAAGAAAAGGACATGTGAGAACTTTTCGAAAAGGATTCAACACAACTTATCGATCTAAAATGGCTGCATCTGTTAAATTTAAATCATTGATTGAATCTGGAAAAATGAAAATATTAAGTAAACCTTTGATTTCTGAATTAAAAACTTATGTAGCTAGCGGAGTTGGGTTTAAAGCAAAGAATGGTGAAACGGATGATCTTGTTTCTGCAACATTATTAATATGCAGAATGGCTCAAGTTTTAGCTGACTGGGATCCTTCACTATATGAAAAACTTTCAGAAAGAGTAGAGGAAGAACAGCTACCTATGCCAATCTTTATAACCAACTATTTAGGATAAATAATCTATAATGTCTAATAACGATGTAAGTAATGATCTATTTTCAATACTCAAAGGCTATTCTCAAAGTATAAAACTTGGGGATAAAAACAATATGAGTACTGATAATCCTAGTGAAGCAGTATTTTTTGAATTTGACTTTGTAGTAAACAAAGAAAAAATAGCATCTATTACTATCAGTATAGCAGAAGAAAAAGATAGTAATGGGGAAGATAAAACACCTTTAAAAATGTTCTTCAATCAGAATATATTAAAGGACAAAGATATATCTGTTAAGAATAAATGGGTAACATTTCTTAAAACTTTAAGAAGATTTTGTTCAATGAAAAGATTAGATTGGCAACCAAAGGATATTGTTAAACCTAATTTAGATAAAAGAGATTATAAGTTTCTAGCTACAAAGACACAAGACGGAGATAAGGACTTAGCCATGAGTGAATCATCATTATACGGATCAACAAGATCAAGCTATCAAAAGCTTGAGAATACAAGACTAATAATACGTCATTCAACAAAGATACAAGAGGAAAGTCCTAACAGTCGAACTAGGAATATACATGCACTTTATGTAGAAAGTGCAGATGGTGAACGTTTCCGTTATCCTTTTAATCACCTTAGTGGTGCTCGTGCGATGCAGAGACATGTGGCAAATGGCGGAAATCCTTATGATACATTTGGACAGTATGTAATCAGTCTAAGTGAGCAGGTTTATAATCTACGTAAGTTTAATAACTTAGTAAGTCGTAATGCATTTTTAGAAAATGCAGAAATATCAGGCATTGCTGAAAAAGCACAAGTTAAGACTAAAGGAATAAAGAAGGTACTTGAGAGAATACAAAAACAAAGCGGTTATGAGATAGTAAAAGAAAACTTTACAACATTTAAGAAAGTAAGTGTTGATCCAGCTACTTTAGAATCTTTGAGAAATAGATTTACAATACAGAAGTTTAATGAAGAACTAGTAGAACTATTTCCATATATTACAGATTTAATTAGTGAAGAAGTAGATGAAGCTACTGATCCACGTGATTCAAGACCAGAGACATATAGACCAAATAATACCGGATATGCTTGGGATAAATTAGCAACAAGATCTCCATCTGATCCTAAAGATAGCAAAAAGACTAGAGCTGGAAAGCAGTCTGGATTAAAGCATTCAATAAAAAGCGCAATGGGTAAACATGGTCCGAAAGGACATTTACCAGAAAACCAGATAGATGAACTCGCATCTAGAATCGCAGAAATATCTGATAAGATAGCAAAGGCAACACATTTAAAGAGAGCCAAAAACTATGCAGCAGCAGATACTAATCCAACAGGCGGTAGTCCAGAAGAAGAAAAAGCTTGGGAAAAGTATAAGAAGAATGATGAGATAATGAAAAAGAGATCTTCGGCAAAGACTGAAGCCTCAGTAAAGGCAAGTGATGCACCGACAGCAGACGATGCTGCTGATGAACCAGTAAGTGATTATAAAGGTAAGGAAAGAGATCCATCCTACTTATTATTAAGAGCTTTAGAACAAAATCCAGTTGTTGAGATCGAACAATACGACAAAGTTTCTCTAAAGAAGATGATGGACTTTACTCGCAATCAATATATACAGATGAAACAGGCTGCACAAGAAAATCCAAGAGATAATAAGGCAAAGTGGTCTTTAGAAAAAGTAGAAGCACGTTTAAGTCTATTAAAATCAAAAATAGCATCAGCCGAGAAGGCAGATAAATCATGGCCTTTGTTTATTGAACATATATCAGAACATATTAAAGATATTAATAGTCCAATATATCCTCTATTAAAGCAGATTAGTAATGATTGGATGGAAAAGAATGTACAAACAGGTCGTCCACGCATGGATGCCGAGCAGAAGAAGGAAGCTATTAGTAGCATCAAGAAGATGTTATCAAATGCAAAGATAGTACCATTATTCCACGGAAATAAAGAGGTTCATCCAGCAGAGACTATAGCGTTTGAAGAGCTAGAAGCAATGTTAGATACAGTAACAGTAAATAACCCAACTAATACAATATCAAATAATCCTGTTATGGAATATGAAAGAATATTAAACAATATTATAAATGAAGACAGTAATATTTTAAGCACAGATCCAGATGTAAAAGATCAAGCAATAAAAGATTTAAATGAACTAATGGCAAAACATTTCCCAGTAGGCACCGACGGTATGAATGCTATAGGAAGCCTCCAGGACATTATAGATGATCCTGAGCTATTAAATAAGTTTAAAGAGATGAGCCAAGAAGATGCTGATGCATGTGCTCGCTCAACAATTATGGATTGGATTAAAGAAAAGGCTCCGGAGATAGAAAATCAGATCGACACTGGAGATATGGATCAAGATCCTAAAAATCCAGATAATGCAGGCAAAGAACCAGCTGAAGAAGAACAACCAGTAGGCGAAACTGAAGAAGATATGATAGCAAATCGAAAAGATACTTACGGAAAAGATGGAGAAAATACCCCAGAAGAAATAATGGAATTTGTAAAATCTTTATTTGATCTAGAACAGGGAACTACTCCAAGAGGCGATATGGGCGTGATGATTTCTGCTAAGAAACAGTTTGGTGACGATCCAGAAACTATACAACATATAAAGAAGTGTATAATGATGTGTAAAGGCGCAGGCCAACAATCAAGCGAAGAACCAAGTGATTTATTAAGGATTAAAGAATTGGCGGGCATGAAGTTCTAAAATAACTAGAAATAATCATTGACAGATAAATAAGACTGTACTATAGTAATATAGTGCAGTTTTATTTTAGGCACAAACATAATAAGCCAAGGCACAACATAAGGAGATAGGCACATGGCATCACTAGCAGAAATTCGAGCAAAGTTAAAAGAACAAGAATCAAAGTCATCAGGCAATCAGGGCGGCGGCGATAATGCAGTTTATCCGTTCTGGAATCTAAAGGAAGGTCAGGAAGCACTAGTACGATTCCTTCCAGATGGTGACACAAACAATACATTTTTCTGGGTTGAACGAGCAATGATTAAGCTTCCGTTCAATGGCGTTAAGGGCGAAACTGATTCACGTCCTACACAGGTACAGGTACCTTGCGTAGAGATGTGGGGAGAGACTTGCCCAGTATTGAGTGAAGTACGCGGCTGGTTTAAAGACAAGAGCCTTGAAGATATGGGACGTAAGTACTGGAAGAAGCGTTCATATGTATTCCAGGGTCTTGTTGTTGAAGATCCTCTAAAGGAAGAGAATGTACCAGAAAATCCTATCCGTAGGTTTATTATTGGTCCTCAGATCTTCCAGATCGTCCGTGCAGCACTACTTGATCCAGAGATTGAGGATCTCCCAACTGATTATGTACATGGTCTAGATTTCCGTATTGCTAAGACTAGCAAGGGTGGATTTGCTGATTATTCTACATCAAAGTGGGGTCGTCGTGAACGTGCTCTAAGCAATAGCGATGTTGAAGCAATCAATAAGGTTGGACTATTTAATCTTAAGGACTTCCTACCTAAGAAGCCAACAGATGTTGAGCTAAAGGTTATTAAGGAAATGTTTGAAGCATCCGTTGATGGTGAAGCATATGATGCCGAGCGTTGGGGACAGTATTATCGCGCAGCAGGTATGAATCAGGCAACAGGTGATCCGAATACACGCAATACTCCATCTGCTAAGGCAGCAGTAGCGGAGGATGATGATATCCCTTTTGATACACCACCTGCTAAGGCAACTCCTGTAAAGGAAGAACTAAAGAGTACAGGTGGAGACAGCAAGGCAACTGATATCTTAGCAATGATCCGCGCAAGACAATCTAAGTAAGAAAATACGGTTTAGGCCTCTAGAATATAATTCTACGCCTAAACTTTCTATTATTCTGGAGGTATGAATGGCAAAAACATTTGATTTAACTAAATTTCGTAAAAGTCTAACTAAGAGTATTGATGGTTTAGGTGTTGGATTTAATGATCCGACTGATTGGGTGTCTACCGGTAACTATGCTCTAAACTACCTCATTAGTGGTGATTTTAATAGAGGTATTCCTCTTGGTAAGGTAACTGTATTCGCTGGTGAATCTGGTGCAGGTAAGAGCTATATCTGTTCTGGTAATATCGTTAAACACGCCCAAGAACAGAATATCTTCGTAGTACTCATCGATAGCGAAAATGCTCTTGATGAGAAGTGGTTACACGCACTAGGTGTTGATACAAGCGAAGAAAAGCTACTAAAGCTTAATATGGCTATGATTGACGATGTAGCTAAGACTATACATGAGTTTATGAAAGAATATAAGGCGATGGAAGATCGTCCTAAGGTATTGTTCGTAGTAGACTCACTAGGTATGTTACTAACACCTACGGACATTAATCAGTTCGAAGCAGGTGATCTAAAGGGTGACATGGGCCGTAAGCCTAAGGCACTAACAGCACTTGTACGTAACTGCGTTAATATGTTTGGATCATATAATGTAGGTATGGTATGTACTAATCATACGTATGCTTCACAGGATATGTTTGATCCAGACGATAAGATCTCAGGTGGTCAAGGTTTCGTTTATGCTAGCTCTATTGTGGTAGCTATGAAGAAACTAAAGCTCAAGGAAGACGAAGATGGCAACAAGGTATCAGAAGTAAATGGTATCCGTGCTGCTTGTAAGATTATGAAGACTCGATATGCTAAACCATTTGAGAGTTTACAGATCAAGATCCCCTATGAGACTGGTATGAATCCTTACAGTGGTCTTCTCGATCTATTTGAGAAGAAGGGCGTTATTACTCAACAGGGAAATCGTCTTAAGTATACAGATTCAAAAGGTAAAGAATTCTTAGAATATCGTAAACAGTGGACTGGAGAATTGTTGAATATGGTCATGGAAGACTATATACATATTAAGCCAACTGAAAATATAAAAGTTGATGCAGAAACTGGAGAGATATTAGAATGAACGAAGCAATAATCGTTGAGA